CATTGGCGATGGTAATATTGCTATGGGTAAATATGCCAGTGCAACTGGTAAAGATTCCTTAGCACTTGGCCGCGATTCTATCGCAAGCAATAATAATACTAATGCTATTGGTCAAAATGCAGTAGCAAGCGGTGAAAATGCTACAGCAATTGGTCATGGTTCCGAATCTGCCGGGCGCAATTCTAATGCATTCGGCTCTTCTGCTAATGCATCTGCAGATTTCTCCACAGCTGTAGGTAATAGTGCTAAAGCTAATGGTGTATCCAGTACAGCTACTGGGTTTAATGCATTAGCTAAAGGTAACTTCTCTACTGCATATGGTAATGATGCTCAAGCAAAAGGTAATCGTTCCGTAGCAGTTGGTTATAATGCACGAGCTGAAGAAAGTGCAGTAGCTATTGGTAATAACTCAAATGCGGGTGCAGTTAATGCAGTTGCAGTTGGTGCCGGCAATGCAGTTACTGGTATTAAATCTAGTGCGTTTGGTGTAGGTAATACAGTAGCCCAAGCCAATACACATGTATTAGGAAATGAAATCACTACAACTCAAGCTAATAGTGTTGTAGTTGGTAATAAGTCCACAGACCGTGCAGCTACAGCTGAAGAAGAAGCCGAAATCAATGGTTTGAAGTATGGCAACTTCGCTGGTAAAGGTTCTGTAGCTAATGGCGTAATGAGCATTGGTTCTGTTGGCGGCGAACGTCAATTGATCAATGTAGCAGCTGGCAAAGTATCTGCAGATTCCACTGATGCAGTTAATGGTAGCCAATTATATGCTGTAGCTCAAAATGTATCTAATGTAGCTAATAGTACTAAGAATGTAATTGGTGGTAATGCAACAGTAGATCAAAATGGCAATATCACTACTAACAATATTGGTGGTACTGGCGAAACTACCATTGATTCGGCCATTAAGAAAGTTAATACTAAAGTTAATGATCATGAACGTAAATTAAAAGATCATACTGATATGCTAACTAAACATGAAGATATTTTAAATGGTCATACTCAAATTTTAGAAAAACATGATAAAGAAATTTCTCGTTTGACTAATGAAAATATTCGACAAGATGCAGATTTAAAACGTCATGAAGCACAAATTCAAAATCATGATATTCAATTAAAGAATCAAACTAAACGCATGGAAAATCAAGAAAAACGTATTGATAGCCACGATAAACGTTTAGATTATTTAGATGGCCGCATTGATAATCAAAATGCTCAAATTGAAAGTCATGAACGTAGAATTGAATCTAATAAATCTTTGGCTACTGAAGCATTAGCTGAAGCTAAGAAACATACTAGCGTTACTGCAGGTAATAATGTAACTGTGACTACAAGCACAAATGCAGCTGGTGGTACTGATTATAAAGTATCTGTAGATAAAGTTAAATTTGGTAATGTTTCCTTAGATGATAAAGGTCTAAACAATGGTGGTAATAAAATCACTAATGTAGCTGATGGTCGAATTGCGGCAGATTCTAAAGATGCTATTAATGGTGGTCAACTTAATACTGTAGTTAATAATATTAACAATCGTTATGATGGTTTGACTAACCGTGTAGCCAAATTAGATGAACGTGTTAATAAAGTTGGCGCAAGTGCAGCAGCTTTAGCGGCATTGCATCCACAAGACTTTAACCCAGATGATAAATGGTCTGTGGCGGCGGGTTATGGTAACTATAAAGGTGAAAATGCCGCAGCTCTTGGTGCATTCTATCGTCCTAATGAAAATACCATGTTCTCCGTTGGTGCTACAATTGGTTCTGAAAATATGGTAAACGCTGGTGTATCCATTAAATTCGGTCATTCTGATAAATTAGTTTCTAATAGTCGTGTAGCAATGGCTCGTGAAATGCAAGACATGAAAGCAACTATTGAAGCTCAAAATAAGAAGATCGAAATGTTAGTGAATATGCTTCTTGGTAACAATGACAAAGTGAAAGATACTGTGTTCCCAGATGTTCCAGAAAATCATTGGGCTTATACTTTAGTTAATGATTTAGCACAACGTGGTTATATTGATGGTTACGAAGATGGTCAATTCAAGGGTGATCGTTTAATGACACGCTATGAATTTGCAGCTATGTTAGATCGTGCGGTTCAAAATGGTGCAGCTATTAATCAAGAAATGGCTGATGCTATTCGTGAATTCAAACCTGAATTGGATCAAATTAAAGCAAGTATGCGTTTCCATGTAGATCGTATCAGTGGTGAAGATACTGATTTACATAAAGTTGAACGTGTACGTGTAAACACAGAATCCAATCGTGATCAATATGGTACAGTTGTTACTAAATAATTAGGGTGATAAGTATGAATCCTATTATCCCTAATGAAGTAATATACTTGTATATCATATTAGATAAAGTAATTGGGTTAGCCTGGTTACTTATGATTTTAAGTATGTTGCTATTTCTATTCCACATGGTAGTTTATATGGATTATGAGAAAAAATCTGGTAACCAAGATATTGATGTGGTTACGAAATATAATTACGATCATGGTAAAAAGATTAGATTAGGTATAGTGATGGTATTTGTAATATCTATTATTATACTAACAATAACACCTGGATCTGAACAATTCATGCTATTGATCTTAAATAATTATATGACACCAGATACTTTAAATTCATTATCCGATAATGGAAAAGATATATTGAATGAATATATCAATATAATCAAAAGTGGAATACATTAATAAGATTTATTGGAGAAGGGATTTAATCCCTTCTTCATATTTCTTATTTTTTATCTTTGGAGGTTATTATGCAACTAGAAGATATAATAAATATATTCAAATCTAGATATGAAATAGATAGATATGATCCTGAGAATGGATTGCCATTCATCATCCTAGATAGAAATATTAAAGTTACAGTTCAGAATCACCATGTCTTAATAGAATGGAAGAACTTAGGAATTCCATCATATATTAAGACTAAGAAAAATAAGATGCTATTTGGAATTGGCATACAAAAAGCATTTGTTATCCAATCTGGATTCTATGATTCTGAGCTACTAGAGATAGTAGAAAAATGTAATATTAAGGCTACAGTAATATACGATAGCGTAATAAAATCTATGTTTGGCAGTCTACTATTCTATAAACCAGATGGTACTGTATGTAATGTATATCATACTGATAATGGCTTATTTGATTTTAATCATCTATCTACTTGGGTTAAAGATCTGACTAAAGATGAAATGATTTCTTATTTAGAGTCCATAGGATTTAACCAATAAGTCCACATATTAATACGAAATACTATTGATTGTGGGGTAATTTTATGCTTACTAAAATTGATGTAAATAATTTATTGAATTCTTATGGCTATGCTTTACAGACAACTGGTCATTATAAAGATTGTAATATATTAACCTATATGAATTCACTTAAAGGCATTGTTAATTTTGCAGTTGATGAAAATAATAATCCTTTGGCATTCTATATGGATTCAAATATTGTATTCCATAATATCAAATCAGAAATAGATGTAATATATGCTATGGATCTATATATGGATAAGAATGATAATTTTATGAAATTTGTTTATAAGATTATCTTTACATATTATGATTCCTGTGCAAGAATCTATGTAAAAGATGGATTAGCAGAACGTACAGTAATTAGAATTGAACTTCCAGATAAGACAATTGTAATTACTGCAAACTATACTAATATTATTATTCAAGTTAAGTCTTTAAATGATAAAGATAATCCTGGAGAACGTATTAAAGTAGTTGAAGCTGGTAACCATCAAGAAGTATTAGATTTCATTAATGAACTATATTAAGAAAAATATCCCAGAAGAGTTTCAAACTCTTCTGGGGATACTTCTTTATTTTTTTTAATATTTAGATTCAACTAGAGAAATGATTCCATTTTCTCTTACTGCTAATGGGAAGTTCATATTAAGATTAGAATTACGAGCAACCCCAGTTTGGAAGTTTAGATTCATATCTTCTAATAAGAATGGATCAGGTAGACTAATATTTTGTACTACTTGACCAGTCTTAACATTCATTGCCACGAATTCACGATATTCTGTCTTAGTGTCATAGACGACTACAGTCTTGATATCTGGATTAGACTCAGCGATCATACGATTTTGTTCAGGAGTGAATTGTTCACTAGTTACGGCTGGTTGGAATATATCCATACCACCTTGAGGTTGAACCATCAATGGAATATCTCCTGTTTCTAATCTTGGTGGCATAAATCCAGCTTCAAGTTGTTGACGAGGAGTATTGATGATATTTTCATATAAGCTCATAACGGCTGCATCATCATTACCTGTAGCATCAATCTTAAGTTCTTTAGTACGTTTAAGTTCCATATCATGACATTTAGAAATAACAGAGTTAAGTTCTTTAATGGCAGATAATTTAGTACTAGATAGGGAAGAAATTGTAGTAGAGATATCTGTAAGGTATTGATATTTGCCTCTCATCTTAGAAAGACGAATATCATTAAATTCTTGCTTAAGTTCACCTTGCAATCCTTCGATTTGCATGATCATACCTTTAAGCATACCATTAGTTTCTTCATAGGATTCTGCATATGGTACATTTGTTACCAATTCAGAAGCTTCTCCTTCAGGAGAATCTATATCTCTATTTTTTTTAGGTGGACGGCCACGTCTACGTGGTTTAATTAGAGTACTTTCGTCCTCTACTGGCATAGGTTTTACGATAGACTCTGTTTTGCCAGATTTTAGTTTACCAAAGACTGATTTCATACTTAGATCAACTTTTGGTTCTTCTAAAACTGCATTACCAGAGACAATAGCTTCAGTATATTGCATAATAGACCTCCTAGATAATCATTATTAGATAGTTCTAGGTATTATAACCTATATGGCTCAAAATAGGCACAAATTAGATAAATACTAGCCTAATTACATTATATTAGGTATAACTGGGAATGTTATAAGGAGAAATATAATGAATACTCTTAATATTTTTAATCAGTTTCCACAGGATTATGACTTAACTATATTACAAACTTTCTTTGCTAAAGGTGCTAAACAAGATAATGGACGTTGGTCTACTCCTAGTATTAGCATGGTAGCAAAAGATAATAATACTGGAAAAAAATACTTATGTGAAATAGAAGATCCTGAATATATTTGGTATTTAGCTAAAGATCAGAATCTATCTTATCATCATGACTATCTTCCAATTGAAGAAGTTGAACCTGTACAATGTACAAATAGACAATTAGAAAAATGTATAGCTGAAAAGACTAATAATCTTAGATTCTATACAAATAATATTAGTAGTGGCCAATATAGAGAGAATGCAAAGTTACATACTTTGAATCAAGTATTTTTCTCTGACCAAAATATTGAAGATCATTATAGATTCTGGTTTAATAGAATCTTTAAGAATGATATTCATTCTACAAGTAAAGCATATCTGGATATCGAAGTTGATATCTCCAATATAGTTGGAGATTTCCCAGAACCAGGTGAAGTTCCAATTAATGCAGTTACATATATTTCTAATGGAGCAATTAATACTTACGTCCTAAGAGATCCTAGAAATCCATTAGTTCAAGAATTTGAAAATAATGTAGCTACTGGTCAAATAGAGCATGAATTAAGAGAACTTATTGAGTTTGCTATTGGCGGAGAAGATCGTCAACGTAAATTCAATATTTATGGTATAAAATTTAATATAAAATTCTTTGATGAAGAAACACATTTGATTGCTTCTTTATTCAAACAAATTAACACAGAACAACCTGACTTCTTGATGGCATGGAACATGGCCTTCGATATTCCGTATATCATTGAACGCATCAAGAAGTTAGGATATACTCCTGAAAGTATTATGTGTCATCCAGACTTTAAGATGAATCCTAAAGCTGAATATTTCATCGATACTAGAATGGAAAACAACTATGCTGAACGTGGAGACTATGCATATATTAGCTCTTATACTGTATATCTAGATCAAATGATTCAATTTGCATCTCGCCGTAAAGGTCAATCTGCATTTGCATCATTTAAATTGAATGATATCGGAGCTCAAATTTGTGGTGTGAAGAAATTAGATTATCATCATATCACTACAGATTTAGCTAAATTACCATTCTTAGATTTCAAGACATTTATATTCTATAATATCGTCGACGTTCTTGTCCAAGTATGTATCGAAGAATCTACTGACGATATTGGTTATATTTATAACTCAAGTGTTTTGAATAATACTAGATTCTCTAAAGTTCATAGACAAACAATCTATCTAAGAAATAAACAGCAAGATTTCTATTATAACTTAGGACTTGTTGTTGGTAATAATATTAATAAAACAAAAGAAAAGCCAACTGAAAAGTTTGACGGTGCTTTTGTTGCAGATCCTAACTTAGTTAACGATTCAGCTAAATTAAAGATCAATGGTGTGCCAGTTTTCCTATGTGATAACCTAGTAGACTTTGACTTTAGCTCACTATACCCAAGTATTAACCGTGAATTTAACTTAAGTTCTCCATCTGAAATCGGTAAGATTGAATTTGGTGATGATAAAGATGCAAGTTCTGCATTTGTGGAAGATATGGTAACTCAAGATTATCTAACTATTGGTAGTAGATGGTTTGGATTACCGGAATTCAGCGATCTTGTAAAAGAAGTTAAAGCAATCTATTCTTCTGGTAGAATTAAGCCTAGATTAGATTTTAAAGTATATAAAAATGGTATCTTAAGTGAACCTGAAGTTACAGAATATAATGAATTGATTCCTGCAATTACAGATAATGGATTCGGTTGTATTCCTGCAATGTATGGTGAACGTAATATCCCTGGGGGTAAAAATGATTAGATACTTTAATTTATCTATTGATGATATTAATAGTTTATTATCAATAAGTAAAGTTCTTAAATGTGATAGAATTATTTATGATGCAACTCAGCCATATTCAATTCTAGGTATAGGTCCAGATAATTCATATATTCAACGTATTATTGGATTGCAAGTTGAATTACCTGAATATTGTAATGGAATCATGTTTAATGTATTAGAAATGAAGAATTTAGCAAAACTAAATTCTTCTGCATCTATTACATGTGAATCTATGGATGTAGATTATATTAGAAATGCTAATAGTAGATTTCTTTCATTAGAAATTGATTCTAATTTGATTGGAAATGTAGAAAACTATAATGAGCATCCTGATTATCAAACTCTTCAGTCAGCTCCAGCATCATTAGGAGCTATGTGTTTATATATAAATAATGTAGGATTCTGGATTCCTAAGACAGCTTTACCTACAACTAAATCTGATAAAGTAAATGTAAATCTTTATACAGATGGCGTAACGAAAGTTATTAGAATGAATATATATAAACCTAAAAATATTATCATCCAACAATCATTTATGTATTTATAAACAGCAAAAATAGGCTATAGAGTCAAACTCTATAGCCATTTCTGTTTATTAGGTATCATAAAAACATTTAAATAATTCAAAGGAGGAACGATAATGGCTGAAGATAAAAAAGATAAGAATGCCACTAACGCTGGTAATTCCTTAATAAAAAATCTTTCTAACTTTTATAAACGTACGTTTTTTACTCCTCCAGATGCAGATAGTGAATTAGAAAATATTTCAAATAAAATCAACAACTCCATGGGTCGGATTGTTAATGATATTAACTATTCTACAGGTCTAAGTTCTCTTAGTACACTGTATGCTAAATCATTAGAATATCAAAATGATCCAAAAGTAGCTGATGGTTTTGAAGAAATGTTTAACACTCTATCGGTAGATGGTGGTATATATAACTCTTTCTTCAACAATAGAAGTTTACGCCTATTTGATGCCGAAATCGATATGGTTTGTAAATATATGCCAATGCTCGAATATGCTATTGGTACTCTATGTGACAACGTAATATCTTCTGACCACTTCTCTAAAGACTATATTTATATTTCTGATGAGAATGTAACAGTTGAAACTAATAAAGATGCTTTTTATGAAAATATCAAGGTATTGAAAGATAAGTATGATTTATTAGCAAAATTCCAAGATATCATCTATAATACTTCTAAATATGGTGAACGATTCATTTATATCGTACCATATGAAAGAGCTATTAAGAAGATTCTTAATAATCCTAATAATCAGATGAGTTCTTTACGAGAATCTATTGTATTGAATGAATCTGGAGTTATTAGCAGTAGCCCAGCTTTCAATGAAAGTGGTTCTACTTATTCTAATACTAGTATTGATTCTAAAGATAAAGAAAAAGTATCTATAGATTTCACATTCAATACAAGTAATGCATTATATGGTCCTATTATGGAACGCCATAATGCAATCTCGCGATTCCAAGCAATCAAAGAAAGTTCTATGAACTTTAATGAAGCCACCACAAGTACAGTTTCATTAGTTGCTGATGATAAATTGGATGCAAGTGGATTTATGGATGATACTGCATCTAATGGTTTGACTACTATTGGTGGTCATGATATTAATACTAAGGAAAATTGGGGATTGAACGGGTGTCTATTTAAAGAATTGAATAGATATAAAATTATCCCTATTAAGATTGAAGACTTAGTATTAGGATATGCATATCTTGAAAATGATAGTGTATTTGGTTTAGAAGATGACTTCCCTGTAAGTGATACAACTACACCAGTAAATGCACTAGGTATTAATAAAAATACTGATTTAATGGCAACAAAGAATTCTGCTGTATTATCTGATGCGGTAGTTAAAACAGTTGCTCATAAATTATCTACTGCTATTGATACTAAATTTATCAAGTTAAATAAAAATCTTTCTAAAGAAATTTATGCTATTCTTAAACATGATCTACAAGTTGGTAAGAATAAATATACTGTAACTTTCTTACCTCCAGATGATGTAGTTCATTGCTATTTTAAATTAGATCCAGATACATATCGTGGTATCTCTGATTTATATAAATCTTTGATTCCTGCAAAATTATATGTAGGTCTTTATATTACTAATACGATTGGTGCTATGACTCGCTCTCAAGACCGTCGTGTTTACTATGTAAAACAATCTGGTATTGATACAAATATCTCTAAGATTCTTTTAAATACAATTGACCAGTTGAAACGTCAAAACTTCAATATTCGTCAATTAGAATCTATGAAAAATGTATTAAATATTCTTGGTAGATTTAATGACTTTGTAATTCCTACAGATAACTCTGGTAATGCACCAGTACAATTTGAAGTTATGCAAGGTCAAAATATTGATCCACAAACTGAACTAATGGATAGACTACAAACTATGGCAGTTGATGCTACAGATGTACCTTTCGAAATAGTTCAAGCAAGACAATCTATGGATTATGCAATCCAAGCTACTATGTCTAATAGTAGATTCTTGAAGAAGATCTATAATAGACAAACTATTGCTAATAGATTCTTATCTAAGATCATGACATTATTATACCGTGGTGAATTTAATAACCAAATGGCTACTATTAAAGTAAACTTACCGGTTCCGATGTTCTTGAATCTTACAAATACAAATCAATTCATAGTTAATGCTAATGATATTGCTACATCTAGTGCTGCAGCATTTGGTGCTGACTTAGATGATACAACTCGTACATTATTTGAAAATAACCTTAAAGCTAGATTGCTTGAAGGATATTTAGATATGGATATGATTACAGCAGTTAAAGATAAAACACGTTTACAGGCTGCTAAATTAGCATCCGATCAAGATAATGGATCTTCTGATACTGAGTATTAAACAGCAAAAACCGGACATAGGCTTGAAGCCTATGTCCGATATTGCTTTGTCGTCATTGTTTTGGATAGGAGATGAAGACTGCAAATAAGGATTTTTAAGTCCGTACAATTTGTTATTATGTGTATAGTGTTTTCCGTTTGGTTTTATTTGTCAGCAGCGAGCAAGGTATTTATATTCACGTTCATTAATCGATTTTAAATGAAATTTTGGTATAAGTAGTCATGTTATTTTATTAGGAGTATGTTATGAAACATTGGCACCTTATTTGCAGTCATTAAAATGTTATAAAAAATTAGTGACCAAATAAATAGGACTAGACCTTTATAGGCCTAGTCCTGATTTTATTTAGTTGGTTTTATTATTTACCTGTCCAAGTAGTCTTAGAACCAGTATTACCTTCACCATTACCGGTCAATGTACCATTGAAAGGTTTCATATTAGTAATACCAGAGTAAGTCATTTCGGATTCATCCCAGATTGTACCTTTACGTACCCAATCAAGTAAGCTTTGAGCTTTCTTATTTACAGATGGGTTGGCAATAGGGAAACCGGAGAATTCAACAGACAATTCTTTGAAACCGATATCTTGACGGTCTACGTTGTAGATATTCAAGTCAGCATTTGTAGGTTGAGCAGCTACAATGTAGAATGCTTTTTCTACGTTCATCAAAGTATTATCAGTTACGATATATAAGAAGCTAAATACTTCTTTATCGAAACCAGGGTCTGTAATAGTACCATCTTCAATAAGACCATGATAATGTTTAACTTGTGTTGTTGGATCTTTGATACCACGCAAGAACAATTCATGAACTTTTGTTAAGATAGAACCAGATTTTTCGAAGTAACGTAATGTAAAAGTAGAAGCAGATTGGCTATTAACTTTATTGATTACGTTGATATTTTTAACACCGTTTGTTAATTCTGCAGTTTCGGAGTTGATGTTATCAATACCGTCAAGACCACGGAATTCATATTCAAGAATATGAACGTAAGTGTTAATCAATTTAGCATATTGCTCATGTTTTTCAGCTAACTTCTTTAAGAAGAATGGAATATCAAGTACTAAGAATAAACCATAACCAGATTCAAATTGGTTGAATTGGTAAAGGTTAGCCCAGTCAGTTACACCACGGAATAAAGCATAGTTAGTCAAATCACGAATATCTTTAGTGCCGTCGAAGATAAAATTAACAGCACCGCTTGTACGTTGTTCAGCCATTTTTATCCTCCTTATTAGATCTTGGCACTATTGTTTGTAGTAGCAATTGGAATAGCTACGATACGGAAGATTTCTGCTTGAGCAAAATCTTTGAAAGATACTTTGATTACGGCATATACAATCTTGTTAGCTGCATATACAGAATCAGTTTGGAAATCAATAGAAATAGATGCAAATTTAGAGGAAGATGCATCGATAACTGCTTGGATATCTTTCTTATAATCTTCAAAGTCTGCACCAGTAATGAATTTATAACGGGATTTAGGACATTGAATACGAATATCTTTAATAAGACCTTGGATATTCAATACGTTATTGATAAAGCTCAATTGTGTAAAGATATCTTGGGATGTATATTCAGTAGCAATATGGAAGATACCATTATAGTATTTACCAAAGTTGATACGAAGATCATCCATTTGGTCTACTTGGTTACCAGCTGGAGTAATCTTAGGTACATAGCTTAAAGTACCTTCGATAATTTCAGGAACTGTCCAACCATTACTTTGACCAGCACAAACTAGAGAACGACCATTAGCAAAGTGCATACAAATCAAACGAGCGATTGTATAGCCCATAGTAACAGTAACTTGTTTCTTAGTATATGGATCATAAGTATCAAAGTATTGACAATATGTACCAATAAATTTGTTATTGATACCATTGTTAAGTGTCTTAGCATTCTTAATAGCAAGGATATTGGTCAAGCCAGTTGTACCCATATCACGGAAGAAGAATACGTCTTGACGGAAAGTAACTAATGCTTCGATAGCACGTTTAGTAATGTGAGGATATGCAGCATCAACTACCACATCAATAGGGTTGTTGTCTGTGTCATAGATTTCATCATTAAAAGTACCATCATATACTTTAGTCATTTCTTTAGCATAAACAGATTGATTATCAGTTACGCCTTTATAAGTTTTGATAGGAGCATCACCGAAAGTTTCACCATTGAAGCCGCCGATCAAAGGATGACCGTTTACGGAATCAAGTTTAACTGTAGCAACACCATCAGTTGTAGAAGTTAAAACTTCAAATGTTTTGAAAGTTTCACCTCTCCAAGTGCGTGCAGTGATGATATCGGATTCACGAAGTACTGCTTCATTGATACCAGAAAGAGAAGCAATTTTAGCAAATAACAAATTAACTTGATCTTCGAAACCAAAGCATTTTACTTGTTTAGAAGTACGTTTGATTACGGAGTCAAAGAATAAGTTAAAGCCAGATTCTACTTCATCTGGATTCAAAGAGAATACAATGGATTCCAATGTATTATTGTTTTCTTCGATATCCAATACATAACGAGTAGATTGAGCAGAGCGAGAAAGTGTAGTATCAGTAGAAATGGTAATAGATTTTGCAGATACACCACGACCATTATCGGTGATTAAGAACAAAGGATAACGATTATCTTTGTTGTTTTTGAATTTGTTATAGAATGCTTCAGCAACTGCTTTATAGTCGGAACCATATTTATTTTCAGTAGCTTCAAGAGTTTCTATAGAGAAGTTAACTTGACAAACTTTAAACATAGCAGCAACGCCGTCACTACCTGCTTCAGTTTTAGTGTAAAGTGGGCGATCTTCTGGTTTGGAAACTGTATCTACATCAGTTTTCTTCCAGTATAAATCTTCCATTTCATAACTTCCATCTTGTTTTGTTACAGGAGCTCCTGTTACGGAGTCTGTTTTAATTCGAGTTTCTTGACGGGAAATTTCTTTTGTATGAGCTACAACACCAAGCATAGCTAAACGAGAAGTTGGGTCAACAACACGTTTTGCATAAACAATACCACCATTGTTGATTACGTTAGCGGCTTGAAGTAAAGGTTGCCCATGACGTGCAAAGGAAATTTCACCATATTGGTCAAAGAAATCTTTACCTTGCCATTTTGTATATTCTTCAGTGCCTTTGTCGGATGTGAAGCCGGCAAATACAATCGGCCTAACAGTAGAGTCAGCTACATTCAGAGAAGGAATATAACTTTGGTCTTCAAGAATGATTTTTGTACCAATCATAATCTCTTATTTCCTCCTTAATAGAATTAAAATAGTTCTAAACGATCCGATTGGAGATCTATTTAAACTTTTATTCATATGTTATTCCGGGCCCTTTAGGTCATTAGGATCTTTTCCATAGGGCTATCTACCTTATTCTTGTTGATTACTGCGTTTACAACAGCATCATCCCAGTTTTCAGAAGTGATAGAAGTGAAGGCTGAAATATACTTAGGAATCATCTTAATTGATACTGGTTTATATTTATGCATGTCGGTCTCTTTAGCCAATCGGAACGGAACTGATTCATCTTTAGTAGATCTGCATAATTCAGAAATAAGAATACCAAACATTTGAGCAGATATACCGAAGGAAGATCCATTAAATTTAATAGAGTCCATTAAGAAGGTATGTAATTCATCATAAGGAATTACATTAGGTATATTACCAGTAATCATAAAGATTCTAAACATATTTTCTACGTTTGTAATATCTTCTGGAGATCCAGTATTTACAATAGCCACATCATCTTTCTTAAATCTAAGAATACGATAATCTACTGGAACTGGAATCTTCTTATCTAGGATATAATCTTTAACTTTTTCAACAGAAGAAGGCATGCAGGAAATTAACACAGGGTGGTTAAATAGTTTCACTCCATATATCGATTTTCCTTTAGAGTCGAAGACCTCATATGAAAAAAGCCCGAGAGTATTAATATACTCTCCGGCTTCTTCTGCATACTTCATATGACCGTCATTCCTAAAATAATTTTCAGGGATATAGTAAACTAACTCCCCATCTCCCTTAAAGATAAGGGAATTCCCATCCTCTTTAAGGAAGGCATTAACTTTAGTCATAGACATTAGTTTGCACCTCTAGTTTTTTCTAATAGTTCATTGATCTTAGCCATTACATCTTGAACTTCTTTTTTGGTAGCATAAGCAGATAGATCTTGAGCTCCACCACCGGCTTTAAGCTTTTGCTCTAAAACTGTATTGGTTACATAGTCGTTCAATTTAGTATCTACTTGGCTCTTACTATAGATTGCAGTGCCATAATGAGCTGTGGTAATAACGGTATTAGAGTTCTTACCATCATATACAGTCAATGCATTTGTACACAATGCCATAGGTTTATCTTTAGACCCCATTTCCACATTGCCATTTTTATTTACCTTAGCGATAGGAATCCATTTATTATCTGGAGATTTACCATATAAATATTGTTGGTTTGGTAAGAAGATACCATTTTTGAAATGAATATCATTAATATGCTCATATGCAGATTTAACTGGATCATGAACGTAGATATTAACCATTCCGCCTTCATTAGCTGCCATATAAATCATACCATTTGCATAAGCAAAATCTTCAATTTCAATGCTAGAGTTGATTTCGACTTCACGTAAAATAGTACCAGCATAGTCAGATTCAACAATTCGATTCAATGTAGCAAATACAATAGTTTTATCCATGAGTAATGCACCATTAGAATCGTTATTTGTTTCATTTACAGTAACTGTAACTTCTTTTTCTACAGCATTAAGATTAGCATAATCATATAATCTTAATTTACGTGTAGTATTAGTATCACCAGGAACTATAGATAATAATTTTTTGCTGCCTTTATTATAGTCAATATTGAAGAATTTATCGGTGTAATCTGTATAACCATCAACAGTTAAATCATCATTAAGTCTATAAATTCTGTTACCATTGGCTGCACCATTAGTAACTAAGATATGAGTGCCATCATATGTCAATGTATTACAGTGACCTAAGATATCTGCACCTGTAAAAGATCGTTTAGTTAAAACAGAGAAGTCTGTTGGTGATAATTCATAAATAACTTGTTTTGTATTATCAGAATTAACACATGCTAGAATAAATGTATTCTTTTTAAAGTTATAAGTAAATCCTTGACATTGATTAACATCAGGATCTAATTTAATATTTGTAGCTAAAGTGATATGATCTGCAGATTTAATCTGTGCTAGATTTTTTAAGATTGCTTCATTTACTTTAGTACTAAGTTTATAAATGTCTTTAGCAACTTCTTGAATTGCTGGGGTTAAAATGCCTTTAATGAGTTGAGTAAGATTCTTCATAGTAATTTCTCCAACCTATTAATCATGGGAAAATATTAAAACTCTATATTTAATTGTTGAAAGAATGAGTAAATACTCAATGAGGATGAACCTCATTGAGTATATTACTTCTTTTATATTATTGGTTAATAACGCCAATAACCATCATCTTAGATAATTCTTCTGCTTTAGTTGGGAAGAGTTCGGAAGATGGTTTATTGTCGCTAGTTACATTATAAGAATCTTTAGCTACCCATTGTTTAGTAGAGTAATTATATCGTTTGGTTTCATCTTTATTAAATAATGGAATACGATATTTTAAGAAATCTTCATCAGACATTGCTGGATTTGTTTCAGAAATACAACAATGGATATATTTAGCGAAATTAGTAGATCCTTGATTATGAGTAGAGTCGAATCTATATCCAGGAGCATTAACTAATGTAGTTGGCGAATCAGACATTTCGTTATAATTAGCTAATGATGGCATTACAACTTGAACTCCAGTATCTTCAAATATATATTTAATAGGCTTGATATTTTGTCCAGAATACAAATTGGTTAATGTGCTACTAAATATATCTCTGAATACTTGTGTTCTCATAGGTAATACAACTTTATCTACTTTAACTTCAGATAAAGTGCTGTTATATACTAAAGGAGTCTCCTGTCCAACAAGTGTTATCTTTGTAATAACATCATCCCCGGATTTGAATTTGGTGAATGGTGGAGCAGCAATGAATGCCTCTCTATATCCTATGTCATAAAAATCTGATTCTTTTACCAAATAGCCAAAATTTATATTAAAATTAAATGTACCGCTAAATGATAAATTACCAAATGGATAAACCCCTGCTGCACTAGTATGTGATACATCAAAAGTTACAGGTTTATTTAATAATCTTAGTTGAGATTCAATTCTGGCCAGTCCAGTAGAATAAAGACTATAACCTGAACTTAAACTATAATTAGCACTAGGAGCCCATAACGAATTCTCTTCTGCTATTACGTTATACTTTCCAAAAATATCGTCTTTTATTACTATAATACCCTCTGAAACATTACTAGAATATTCATTCCCAAATTTATAATCAGCAAATAATATAGAAATTTTATCTTTGCCTAATAATTTAAATGTATTGATATAATTATTAAACATCATTGCTGGATAAATTTCATAATATTTCTTATTATCAGGAGTTACAGATGCAACTGGTTCCCAAGTTCTATTAGAATAGTTATATTTTTTACTACCATCCAAATTATAAATAGGAAGTCTCATTAATATAAATTCTGCAGAATCTTCTTTTTCTTTTATTACTGATGGATCTATATAAATATGAACTAGCTTACCTAAGGCTTCAGCTAATTTAACACTAATACCTTTGAAGTTTTTACTTTGCTCTTTAAAATAAAGAGTTTTAGTATCTTCTTGAGTCCATTCACTTATAGCCAATGGATCTGCAGTTCTAACAAATTGAGCTTCTAATTCATTAGTCTTATATTCATAATTATTTCCTTGGAAGAAATCACCACTAAGATCCCCAGTTAACTTAACTATGATTGGCTCATATTGAGTTGTATCACCTTCACCGTAATCATTCATTAGACCTTGGTTTTTGTAGAATAAATGTTTAAGTAATCTATAGTCGACTATTACTTCATTACATACAACTTCTTTTATATATTTATTACCAGATAGTACAAATGCATCGCATTTAAATTTTTCAGGAACTTCACCATTTAAAGTAATCTTAGTATTATAATCAGTTAATGATACTGCACCACCAAATTGTTTACGATCTGGTTTACTCCAGTCATTATCACTATTTGTTTCTTTGGTTAGATCATAGTATTCTGTGCCTTTATAATTTACTTTTTTATATTCATCTTTAATATCAATAGTTAGATTAATATTTTTAATATTTTGAGCACCAGCAGTCAAATACATATAGCTGCCTTGTAAGAAGTTCATATCACTGACAGTCAATTTGACATTTCTATCAGATTGATTATCATGAGCACTTTCTAAATGACTTACCAATTCATCAGTTGGAAAAAACATACCTAGCTTTTTATCTTTAGGAATATTATATTCAGTCATTGTAGAAGAGATTAATGTATTTTTTGCATCTAAAGTTTCACTAGAAGATGGAGAATAAGTAAATCCGCCAGTAATGTCTAAAGTACCATTAACCATACCTTTAACTTCTGTGGATTTCTTAATATTTTCTTCAGCTTTCTCAGGAAGTTTTACAACTTCAGCTGCTAGTTTAGATGATGCACCAGTGGAGCTAATGCCGTTCTTAACTAGAACGGCTTTAACTTCTTGGAGATCATTATGTAAAAGATTTAAATTTTCTATAACCTTATCGGTCATATTAGGAGTGTCTGGCATAATTTATACCTCCATTATACATTTTTACTACCAATAACTCTCATTCTATTAAGTTCTTCAGCTAATTCTGGGAAGATTTGAGTCATTGGTTTATTATCATTCTTAGGGTCATATTGGCCAATTAATTGCCATTGACGTAAAGAATAGTTAAATCGTTGATTACCATCTAATGTAAATAACGGCAAACGATATTTTAAGAAATTCTTATTTTGAAGAATTGGATTATTAGATCTAATATGGCAATGGATATGAGATACAAAGTTATTAATTGCTTCTTGTTGAGTGCAATCAAATCTATAACCTGTATGATTATATACGCCAAAGTCACCGAAATCATAATCGTATTCACTAAGGTTATCTCTATAGAAAGATAAGGACCATGTGAGTGATTCAGCTATAGATGGGCTATCTGAAAAAATAAACTTAGTAAATCCTGTATCACTAATTTTCCCAAATATTAATCGTCTGAAAGATTTAGCTTTGTAAGGAATAATAATTTTATTAACCTTAACTTCGGTAATATATTTATTGAAGAATAATGGACAACCTTCGGAATATGCAGTCATATCTAATTTAGTAATATCTGTATTATCGGAAGATTTAAATTTAGTATTTATAGGACCGGGCATAGTACGTACATAATCGCGTATTTCTGCATATTCAGAGCCGGTATTAATATCATTACCAAATTTTACTTCTAGTACATCACTACTAAAATCTAGATCGTGGAAAGGATAAGAGCTACCTACATTATTTGTATTTTCAAATTCAAATTTAATACTATTGAGGAAATAATTATTATTAGAACTAAATGGAGTTTCAACTAATGCTTTATTTTTAATAATATAACGATTATCTGGAGTTTCT